TCAGCATTGCTGTCAACAGTACCAGACTCTACACCTACATTAAACAGAGCAGTTGTATGCCATCCACCATAGGTGTACTTGTCTAGATTCCAACACCCAACCTCACCTGACTCCAGGTCACTGAAGCTTGCTGCTTTTCTATCAGCAGTGGTATCTGCTGGTTCCAATGCAGATGTAGCTCCATTTTTTACAAAAACTTGTCTCATAATTATTTATTTAAGACATTGAACATTAATTACTCGCTCTCTAGGACTTCCCTAGATTGCGTTTGATATCTTGGGGACTCAAAGCCTTCCAAGATGCTTTTAACTGCCATCTCAACTATCTCATGATGAGTGTGTTCTGGCAGCTCACACCCTACCCCAAACCTCTTAGACATCTGTGCAGGTTTACGAATGTATTTTATTTGCACAGAGTTTGGGATAAAAGTGTTATTAGTATACAAATCTAAGAAAGTTTCTTGAATTGTATACAAAATACCTCTTTCAGAAGTGCTATTAAATGGGTCATCTAATAGCGCATAAATATCATCTTGCTGAGAAAACTTACAGTTAGTTCTGTATATACGTATGTAGTTAGGAGAAGGATTTCTAAGCTTTACTTTCCTACCTACAGTATTTGTTACTGTTGGGGCTATGTTACTTACTTGTTCTAGTGTTTCTAGTGTAGTTGGGTTTACCCAAGTAATGATAGCATACGCACCATTATAGTTATCTGCATCATCCCCAGAAACATTGCTTATTGGGAGGAACCCATAGTCTGAACTTCCTTCTACGTACTTTTTCTCTAAGTACAGCTCATTCCCGTCTGCTGGTGGTGAGTCTGTTGCTACTGTATCAAAGTATCTATCCGTGTAGCTGTCATTGTTTGACAGGCTAGGATTAATACTCTTGTCATAGTAAGGTCCTATCAAATAATCATAGCTAAGACCTTCTTGCCCGTATATAACTTGTGTTGGGGTACCATTTTCATCAGCAACTTGAATGCTTTGTATCATGTACCCGGGCTGAGGTGTGGTAAGAGGTATCTTCAAGTACTCCTTAATCAGGATAAATTCATGATATGCAAGTGCTTCGTCTCTACAATCGTGAGTTACCTCTGATAGAACATTTACAAGAAACATGTAGTCATTTGGGAACTTGTATCTATAGATGTCAATATTCCCGTTTGTACGAGAAGTATACCCCACCCCCATGTAACTACTTGTAGTAGTTGTATAGTCTTCAACAAGATGGCGGAGGTCGTCCAATCTCTTTTGAGACTGTTCGAACCCCCGCTTATACTTGTTTCCGTGCTTATTGTAGCGTTGAGATATAAACCTGCGCACAGCAGTATTAAGCTCGTAGTCAATCTCTTCAGGGAGTAGACTGTCAGCTTGGAAAGATGCAATCTTCTGCACCCCCAAGTTTACTGCTATGTGCATCTCTTCTATCGTCATGCTAGTGTCTTAAGCTGGGCTCTCATAGCGTTGATAGCCCCTGAGTTTTTCTTGTTGTTAAAGTAAACTACTGTGTCAGTCATATCTTCCCCAATAGTCTCATCTCCGTAGATAATCTGATTCCCGATCTTACGTAGAACTCCAGCTTCCACCAATTGCTCGATTTCTGCTTTTGTGTCAAGGTTCTTATCAAGTGATACTTTCAAGAACTTTGCAGGGTCTGATTCTTTTGCTGAATACAATCTGTTCTCTACTTCAAGTTCGTTCAAGCTATCAGGATTTGATTTTGTAAGAACTCTAAGAATTCTACGCATCTTGTCGAGGTCTGAAGAGATTTTGATGAATTCCTTATCTGCATCCTTCTTCAGCTTAATCTTGCTGTTCTGCTTGATAAGATCTCCTTCTGGGTCGTAGATGTAGTATTTCTTACGAGCATCTTTCTCCATCTCTTCCTTTGAACCTGCAACTTGTCTATGGACTTTACACCATCTATAAGTTACATAGTCATTTGGATTGACAGCATTACCATCCTCGTCTAGAGTGATGTCAAGTTCTACGCCTTCAAATGGGATTTTAACCCGCATGTTAGCCCAGAACTCTCTTTCCTGTCTTGGCCAATCTGGGTGTGACGGTGGTACATCGATTAGAGTTCTCAAGTATTTATGAGACTCCTCATCGCTGTCAAAACCTTTTAGAGGTTGCCGACCAACAAAGATTGAACCAATAGTAACTCTTGCTGCTGCAAGAATGTCTTTAGGAAGGTAACCATTTTGTTCCTTCCGTCTAATGTAGATTTTTTTCATGTTCTTTTAAGTATAAGAATAACTCTATATGTTTTTGCAAATCAGGGGGAGCCGACAGTTCAGCTCCCCCCTTATGCAAACCAAACACCAAATTACGATGCAGTGCACTGCAAGTCGAGCGAAGTATCAAATCTGCGGAGCAGGATACCAGCTGTCTTCAACATATGCACAGAAGCACCGTCTATATCGCTAGCGCGAGTGTCGCTTTCTTTGAAGCCCTTAGGCACAACAGAACCAGCAACAGCCCAACGCATCATCTCACGACCTTTCTTGTTGATCATCTGCAAGTTGTTTTCACCGTCATAGTTAGACTGGTCAACAAACACCATGCGGTAAGATTCAAGAGGCAATCCAGATTCTGGGTGCTTCTTAGAAGCTTGAGCAACAGGACCATGGTCAAAGAGAGGAACTTTAACAACATTCACACGGTGACCATCAATGTGGTCGTATGACGTGAAGTAACCCGTAATACCGAGGCTACGACCAGTTCCCGTGATGAACTTAGATTCCGTTGTACGGAGGTAAGAGTTAGTACCAGAATCTGCACCAATGCTTGTAGAGCTCAAACCACCACCAGCGTAGTAGTTACGCAGAGCCTTATCAAACTCACGTGCACCCCCAATACCAGTGTACAACGTTACTTGCTTGTCCGTAGCATCAGTCATGCCGTAGAACAAATCACCAATTACATTCTCAATCTTCTTCTGAGTCAAAGTAGAGTATGTATCCTTGTTGATGATCTGCTCGAACAAGCCAGGACCAGAAACAACTGGTTGACCGTTCTCGTCAGTCATCTGAGTACGACCATTGTCATCATGCGTACGCTGACCGTACCAGTAGTACATCTCACACTCTTCCTTAAACTTGAGCATGTGACGGTACTCTTCGTAGTCCATCCACAACTTAGTAGAACGACCCTCTTTCATTGGGAGTTCAAACTGAGCAACGTAATCCTTAGCATTACCAGAGAACTGGTAAGACTTACGAACTGTACCGATCTTAGAGCGGACGAGTCCAGGAGCTGTCCAGTTAGAAGCATTTCCACGAGAGAAATCAATTCCAACGTTTGCGAACAACATACCCCAGAGTGCACCTGCAGCAAGATCTTCACCAGCTGCATTGCTCAAACCAGCAGCATTAGGCTTAACAAGTTGCAAAGTGTATCTGAAGCCTTCCCCAACTGGTTCAGGGTCCTTCATAATACGTGCAAGTTCACCAGATTGTGAAACGAGCGTGTAAGGGAAGATGAACCACTTGTCTGGGAAGACAACTTGGAAAGGAGTACCGTTAGCACCAATGTTTGTATCAGAGGATGCGTTAGGAACACTAATTACTGGACGAACGTTAACTTCATGGGTTTTGACACGGTACTCGTACTCGTAACGATCGATCGAGCGCGTGTTACCAACCCCTTCAGTCAAGAAGGAAAGAGGAAACTTCTTTTCTTCACGTCCGGCCAAGTGCGTAATGATGGGAGAGAGCTCTTCAGGCTTCTCCATCAGGGCATTAACCAACGAGTTAGTGTCGGTCATCTGCGAGTCATTGTAGTACGTTTTAAGTACTTGCATCAAAGCCATGATTGTTTTATTTAAAAGTTAGATTGCTTAATTAAAAAAGCGCGTTTATGTCCAGCTGATCTGGATCAAATGCTGATTGCTTACGACGCTGTGCACTCTTTGCATTCTTCACTCTCTCTTGGTTAGAGACAATGCGTTCACGCAAGTTGCGTGCACTAGCTGTCTTAGCTTTAGTATTTATAATGTCTTCTAGGTTGAACCCACTGAACATGAGATAATCAATTGCAAGTTTGATATCCATGTCAGCTTCAGAGTAATCAATATCACGTTGAGTTCTACCTGAGTCATCCACCGGAGAAGAGATGTAGTTGAAGAAGTTGGCTTTGTCTCTGTCAGGGATACGTACCCCTGCAAATTCATTACCACCTTCAATAATATCAGCTACACCATCCCAGAACTCTTCACGTTCACGTTCTTGCTGTTCAAACTGAGCTTGTTGCTGTTTGAACATCTCTTCACGCTGTTGCTTTTGCACCTGCGCAAGAGATTCCTTAGCAATTTTTGCTTTAGAGTACAGCTTACCAGAATCTTCATAATCCTCCAACATCTCTTGAATAAACTGGTCATCATGACCTTTGAGTTGGAAGTACTGCTGCAGAATAACTTTCTGCGACATTGAATCTGCTTCTGTCAACGTAAAGTTGTCGAAGTCTGCCGATGGGTTATATGCCTCAAAGAACTTTTGAGAATCTCCCCCAGCAAGCAAATAATCAAGATGCTGCTGTATCTCTGGGTACTGCCCAAACAACTGTTGAAGTTGTTCTTCAGCTACCTCTTGAGAGATATCTCGTACATATTCTGTTAGACCTTCGACGGTATCATCATACTTAGCATCAAGTTCAAAACCAAGTATATCTGAAATCTGGTCAGCAATGGTTAGATCAGAATCTGATTCTTCATCGTCTTCATCAAGCTCATCTTCAATAGCATTATTGTCTTGATCTTGATCGTAGTCTTCATCTACGTAATCTTCGTGATCTTCATCACCACGCTCACGTGCGTCTTCGTCTAGTTCGTTTTCAAAGTCTTCAGTTTCCTCAACTTCTTGAGGTTCCTGTTCTTCAACACTATCGAGCCCTGGAGCTCCATCTCCGATTACATCATCGAAGCTTATTGCGTTGAAATCTAATTTGTTGTTTGGGTCTGACATTGTGCAAATGTATTTAGTGTTCTGGTCGGTGCAAATATAAAATTATCTTTTATATCTGCTATTATTATATCTCACTCCCCCAAGTCTTAGGCCATAGTTTTTAAGCTCTTTCTTAGCTGCTTGCCTAGATTCTTCAAAGGATTCTCTATCTCCGTGAGCTTCAACTTTCTTGTGTCCTTGCAGCCATAGATCAACTAGTGGTAGTTTACCTTGTGCGTAGTCACTAAGTTTAACTTTACCCTGTATCATATCTGAGTAGAACAGTGCATACTGCTGATCAGCACTTAATTGATCTGCGCTTGTAGCCTTCATTATCTCAGGATCTGGTTGTAGACCCCTAAGCTCAGCTATCTGTTTATACCTAATCTTTGCAGTATTAAATGCTTCAGGTTCAAACTGCAACAATCCTCTCCCAGGCCCACCACCTGTCTGTACAGCTTTTGGGTCCATACGTTGATGAGGCCCTGACTCGTGGAATGCAAGAGTATCTGCAGTTGCCTTCCAAAACTGTGGAGTTTGTCCACGAGTATCTGCTAGATATCGCTCTAGTGTTGCAGCATCAAGTGATTCATCTATCTCCCCACCCTCCTGAAACTTATCTAGAAATCCAGTCTCGTCTTCTATAGCGTCAGATCTATTCATAATGTTACCGTAGTTCTTCCGCACGTAATTGTATGCGTTAGTCCCATAGTGCTTTAGGGGCTTAAGACTTTTTTTAGCAAAGTTGAGTACAGGCTTAGTTTTGCCTGCAAGAGGTATTGCTCCATATATATCTAAGGCTTTATCAAAGTCTATTGCTTTCCCGCCCCTTATAGCTGTAATAGCCCTGTAAGCGTCATCCCAAGACGAAACACCAGTAGGATCAAATGCTTCTATAAAGTTTTCAAAGGTGCTGTCTTCTTTGCTATTCTGCTCCTTCAATCTTCTTACTAGAAGCTCTGTTGGTGTCTCTTTGTATTGTTTTACGCTTGACTCTTTTTGTGCTTTTCTGTAAGCCTCGGGTGTGGCTGTAGATTCATCTATCTTCCCACCCCCCTGCATACGCGCAGGAGTTTCTACTACAGTACCATGGCTAGGTCCTGTATTTAAAGATTGTATGCCGGGAGGTACGGACTCATAGGATTTTACTAGATGTCCCTGCTTATCGTACTTCTTTATATCTATCGGGGCCTTCATCCCGACTGTGTTGAATGGGGTATTAGGAGGCACGTCCGTGAAAGCCATAGATGCATCCGTATTCCCGGCTTGATGGGCTGGTCTCAACCCATCTATTCCTTCTTGTGTACTAGCCTGTACAACATCATCAACGTTAAGTGCAGCTTGACGAAATAAGTCTACATAGCTACCTTGATAGCCTTTAGACTTTGCCTCATCTACAATCTGTCTACGCTGAGTGTTTGTCATACTCCGTTAGGTTCAGTATCACCCTCTTTGTCAAGAGCACGTTCTTTGAGCTGTATCTCTTTCTCTTTTATCTCAAAGTCTCGTATCATCTTCTCCATATCAAGCTGAAGCTTATTTGTAGAGTCTTTAGCTTCTGCAGCAATCAATGCTTTCTCTATCTCAACTTGACGATCTTTATCTTTCTCAAGTCTCTCTTGTTCAAGCTGTTGTTGTTGCATCTGCATCTGCTGCTCTTGCATCTTCTGCTGTGCTTCTTGCTGTGCCCTTTCAAGCTCCTTCTGTGCAGCTTCAGCTTTCTGAATTTTATCCTTAAGACCGATAAAGTTCTCTGTATCAAACATATCAAGTACTGCACTTGCAGGTACCCCATTCTGTACCATGGCCTGGCTGAGAGCTCTTGCTTGTTCAAGCTTGTCTTGGTCTCTACCTGCATCAGATACAAATACCCCGTACTCACTCTCCATATGTTCGAGTGATTCTATATCGAGTGTTTCTACGGTATTGTCGGGCATGACATACATCCCCTTCTTCCCGTTAACCCAAGCCTCTTTAGAATAATCCATAAGGCCTTGGAGTTCACGCTGTTCAAATCTTGCGTATTTGCGAAAAAGATCTTCAGTAATGTGCGAAGACTGAACAATTGCTTGTTGCGATGCTGCTTTTCCTTCATAGGGACCTATACCTCCTTGACGTTGTCTATTTACTCCAGATATCTTCTCCCACTCCTGCATGATAGAATCAAGCAGTGCCAGATACTGATCAATAGTCTTAATAGACATATCCAGTACTGACTGATGCTGTGGTGAGAGTTGAATACCTTCTTTGTTGTAATCAACCCAAGCAATACCAGTACCTTCTACGAAGTACATGAACTTGTCCATATCCCACTTCTTTGGGATCATGTTGATATCGAACTGAGCAATAATGTCTTTGCTTCGTGCGATAGCAAGTTCCATGCGGTACTTGAATATATTGTAGTTAAGTTGATATGGGATACCTAGAGATACGAGGGAGATGTTATCAGAGTTAATATCTGAATACTTCCGTCCGTTGATTGGGAGCTTACAGCGTGATGGGTTGTCTAGTGATGTACGTTGGTTGGACAGTGGGTTTATATTGATGAAGAATCTCCCATCAATACGTGTACCCTCCCACACTTCATTCACCCATTCATATCGAACAGTAGCACCACCTTCCCTCATTTCTCTAGGAAGTCTAAATCCTTCTTCCACAATCATCTCCTCCATTACCCCAGTCATGGGGTCAGGATATTGCAGAAACCCAATGCGCTTACGGCTTTTCCAGTACACCGTAATGCATTCTACAAGTCTGTTGCGATAGATGTTCTCATCACTACCTGTAGCTTCAGCTCTGTACAGCAAGTATGAATCTGCAGATGCTTGTTGTGGGTTTTCTAGTTCTAGTATTTGTTCATCTGTCAAATACTCCCCAAATGTATCTATGACTGTGGATGCATGTGCGTATTTGCGTACCATGGCCCAATCCCCATCTTCTACAAACTCAAGATCTGGATCTTTGTCATAGTCAATGTCAAGTGGGTTGAGAACATCATAAAATGGTTCATTTCGTATCACACCTTTGTGTGAGTATACTTCCCCAGCAACGAGATAGTGAAAGAACCCTTTCTGAAACTTATGCTTCATCTCCTCATTCTGCATGATGTAGTTCAATGCAGATTGTCCTTTAAGAGCTCTACGATCTACATAGCTACGCTCGAACTCCTCCATCAATTGCTTAGGGGGTTGAGGAGCTTGATCCCCTTGCATTTCTTCAGGTCTAATTTGTTGCATGAAGAGTTGACTTGCAAGTTCGAGCAGCTTCTTATTCTTCTCTTCTTGCTTGATAGAGGCTGAGTCTGAGTTCTTTACAGTAACTGTATAGTTCAGCGGACGCTTAGCCTTTTCCCCAAGCAGCAAGTCAATGATAGGTTTGATGATTGGGTAGTTACGAAGCTTAGATGGGAAGTTGTTACGTGTCTTCCCATATGGTTTAAGCACGTATCTATAGTCTTGCTCATCAATAACCCCGTTGTAGTAATCGTACAAAGATTTGAGGTAAGAGCGCCTCTCACTTACCCCAAACTTTGAAAGATTTATATATGCTTCTACGCAGTCTTCTCTCCACTTCTTACTCTTCTGAGACAATGGGATACGCTGCCTAGGTATGTTCTGTGCCTGTCCGTACATCCTTGCTAAATTATTGATAAATAGTATCAAACCATTCGTCTGCAGACCTATCACTTAAAATTTCTACTACCTCTCTATTATATAACTCTCGTGTGTGATACATCCCCACCATAAGTGCCATAACTCTATCGAAGTTACCCTTATGATTAAACTTAATAAGTTCTTGCAGTAGGGCTGGGTCATATATGGTGTGAAGATTGAGTTTAACATTCCCATCCTCATCTGTAGCTCGAGGTGTAACCAACCAGTCTCGTATGTAAAGTTCTCCTTGTCTTTTACGCTGCTCAGTCATATGCATCCCATACTGTCTCCTGACTGTCTTAGATCTTAGATCTCGCTTATCCAACATCTCAAACTCCTCTTGTAGCTTATGTAGTTTGCGATATCTTTTTGCGTAAGCAATAAGCTCACCACGATCATTCTCGAATCCGATCTTGGCGTTGTAGTATTCCGCGAGCATAAATAGATTGCGGTTGTACTCATCCTGTGTTTGTGGTCTACCAACATAGCTTGCTACAATTATATCGTCAGGCTTTGATAAGTTGTTGGGTCGTTTAATTACATACGCAGCCCCAAGAGATTCATTACTCCCAGACTTCTCTTGTGCGTAAGGGTCATGGCATATCAAGTACAGATTGTGAGGTACTTCCTCTTCTTTTGTTCTGTACGGGGACTCATAGATGACTACTGCCCCTTCTGTTTTGTCTCCCTTTCTGTGAGGGAACTTATAAACCGGAGATACTTCCCCAGCTGCTCTGAATGATACTTTTCCATCCTTGTTGTAGTACATGACTCCTGCTGTTCCTTGCGACTCAAGTCCATGGGCTTTTATTTTGTTATACTGTTCTTTAAGCGACGTAACATCGAACAAATTCGCTGTAACCTGGAGGGTTGCTTCTTGCGGTGTAAAGGGATGCTCCGCCGTGTACTGGTCAAGTGCTTTTGGGTCGTTCGCACCTTTCTTCTTCTCACGTTGTTCCTCTTCATGCTTTATTGCTTCTTCTTTTAGGGAGTTACCATTCTCATCTATAAACCCATCTAGGTTTTGATATATAGGGACAAAATACCCACATTTAGTTCCCATGGCACCTGCATCCCACTCATTGTCAAATGCCATGCAATCATAGGATTCAGGGTGATAGAATAACTCCTCCATCCCATCAAACCCAACTCCTTCTTCCCCGCCTGTACCAAATGCTACCATGGTCCCAAGAGTCTTAGAGCCTTGACGCATTGTAGGCATAGCAACTTCCCATGCTTTGAGTAGTCCCCCAAATGAACCAGCTTCTTCAAAAAAGATTAAGTCACCTGCTTTACCACGTACTTTATCTGGGGCATCTTTCAGAGACACCCCGATAATCTGTGATTTCATCC